TGATTAATCCACATATCATTCTGTCCAAGGAGCCACAGGGTTTCACTGCTGACGCCACCATCAATACACCGAACGGACATTTGGTTGCCAGCGCTAAGCACGAAGATATGTACACCGCTATTAACGATTTGATCAACAAGCTGGAACGGCAGCTCAATAAAGTGCAGCACAAAGGCGAAGCCCGTCGTGCAACAACTTCAGTAAAAGACGCCAACTTCGTCGAAGCAGAAGAAGAGTAGTCCCTTACATTGAGTGTATCGCCAACGCGCCTTCGGGCGCGTTTTATTTCACTGTAGCATACTGAAATAAAAGGATTTATTTCAACAAGCGTCCACATATCGACCACATCGACAACAAAAAACCCCGAATCTGGGGTTTTTTCATATGGAGTCTTAAATGCAAGAGTTAGAAGGAGCACCACTACATCAATCAAAACTGGCCGGCGTCAGGCTTGCTTGTCCTCCTGAACTTTCAGCTTCAATAAAAGATTACTTCAAAAGTAACGGGTTTGACGTAAGTAACACTGTTTGCTTTTCCAACAATGCACCGGATAGACTTAATCTCATCTTTGAAGTGGCCACTCAGGCAAGGAAGTTAGCAGGGGTTATTATGGGATTACTGAACAGGAACGATGTTGAAATCGAGTTGAATCTTTGCACTCGCGGTGATGAGCCGAAAACAGCAAAGGTAAAATTGCGTAGCCTGAAAGATGTTGAGGCTTGCGAACGTCTGATCGACAAGCTGGCATCAGTGGTTGTGAAGCCCAAACAAAACGACCAGTAAACGCAGCAATAGCCCCATTCTCTGGGGCTTTTTTGTATCTGCAAAATGTTAAAGAATTTGCGCTCCCCCACCTCCCATATTTAAGACGGCCATCGGAAAACCGTCACAACCATCACGCCTCTTAAAATCACACATTAACCACATGATTAATATAAACAAATGTTGTGACGGTAAAACCATCACAAAACGCAACACAAACCGTCACACCTAATGAATTCAATAAGTTATAAAACAGAATTGTGATGATTTAGGACCGTCACACTGTGATGCTCCTGTGATGCTTTTGTGATGGTTTTAGTAATGCATATTTATTATTTAATATCATATAGATAGATACTATTTTTAAATCTTGTGACGTTTGTGACGGTTTTCCGATGGTCCCCCTCAATTTTTGAAAAAATCATAATCGGTCAGAAATCACCCTGATTTGTTGGTGGTTTTGTATATCTATCTGTTAGTGACTTGAACACTGGAGCGTATACGTTAATGCAGGTATGGCGATGGTTCATGCTGTGCAAAGTATTTCAGTTCCGCATTTCATTGCCATTCTGCGCCAGAGCACGTCAGCTAAGGCCTGGACACTTCCACGCACTGATCTGATCTCGCTGCGACCATTACGTAAAAAGTCACGTAATCGCTGTTAACCCCGCATGAAACCCGGCACCGGCATTTTTCACCCACAACCGGTCATCACACAAAAACTGAAATCCTTGAAATCTGTTTCACACATTTCAGTTGGCGAAGTACCGCCAAAGCCCCAGCGCTGGCGCGGTCTGGCGATGTGTTCTGTACCACCGAGAAAACTGAAATCATTCTCAACACGAAAACCGCAGGCGGGTGCGGTGTAGCGCCGTTTTCGTCACTTACGCCGTTATTTCGTCGCAGCAGGTAGCATCAGCGCCTTGCTGCGCTTCTAAAGTTAATTAAAGAGTGATCAACAGGTACAAAAAAACCCGCGTTATGCGGGTTAGTGGAGCATTCTATTTACATCAGCGAATATAAATAGACGCTTATCGGCAAGCTTTCTGACCAACATAGTATGCAATTGAACGGTCAATTATTGGTGCCATATTAGGATCTGCTGCTGAGTTATTCATTTGCTCGATTGTGTCACCACTTCCAAGATACTTCACTGTCGAGGCTTTACAGTCGTACAAACGCTTCGAATATGATACTCCGGATGGTCCCTCTCTCTTGGTTGTAATAGTGGCCATGTCACCGCTACGTGTCTTCTCTAAGACCGTATAGCTAGCTTTCGAATCTGTTGGCACAGAAAAATCTTCAGCAGCAAACACATTGAATGAAACTATTGCGCCTACAGCTAATACGATGAAACGCTTCATATCCCTTTTCCTATCCTTTGAGCCAGTAATAATCCTATCGCAACAATCCTAACAAGGAACTGAGGAAACGACAAAGCCCGCATTATGCGCGGGCTGATGGGATGATCAGGCGATTATTTTCTGGTACTTACTTCGGGTCTGTCCGGCCTTCTCTGCCGTCTGTGTGAATGCGCCGGCATTGGTTGGCGTACCAACGCTGGGGTGTGAATGGCTCGCACATTGCTGCGCCAGCTCTGCCAGCAAATCAATGGTGTCCAGCATCATGGTTAGGGTGTTGACGCTCTCACTGCCAATATGGACGGTTGGCCCCATAATCTGCTGGCCGCCCGCCGCCACCGATTTACGCAATGCGGCAATCTTTTCTGTCAGGGTTCCCCCCACATCAACATCCACGGCACCGGCCACTTTCGTGGATTGTTTGCCAGTTATATCGGCTTCGTCATTCCCCTCAATGCTGGCCAGCCTGTTGCCTTTTACGGCCTGGCTATAATCACCGGCACTGACCTGTTGAATGGCTCCGGCCATCAGGGTGGAGGTACCCAGAACCGTGGTCTTATCCGTAGCTTTAACCGTTGTTTCACGGCTGACCAGCTCGCGCTGTTCCGTATCGGCTTTGACCGTACGCACCATCGATGTTTCGCTGATGGTCTGATCGGTCTGCCTCACCCAGTCGCCAGCCTGGGTAACACGTTGCGACACTTCCGCCCGCTGCTGTTGCAGCTGCTCACCGGGTTTAACATCCGGCAGACTGGTACCATCCGGCAGCGTCTGCCTGATAAACGGTTTATCCGGGCGGCCCCCAGTAAAAGCAACTTCAACCAGCGTCCCTTCTGGCGGGAACTGGAACATGCCGGAGTCATTCCCGGCCATAGGTACCGGCAGCGGCACCGCTGAATAAACCGGCGTCTGGTTGTCCGGGTTGCCGTCTGCATCAAGCAGCTGCACATCAACGGCATAGCGCGGCCGGAACGGATCGGCAAAATTACCGCTTTTCACCGCCTCGCTGGGTGCCACCACTCTGGCCAGTTTTGGCAGGTGCAGCCCGGAAGCCAGTTCAGGGTAATGACTTTCAATCTGGCGCTGTGCAGGTGTTTTCTGTAATGGCTGACCTGTTACGCGGTTTCTGGGTGTCCAGGTGACAGCCATGGTGTCATTGGTCAGATGAACTTTAGTCACGCGTTCCCCGTTCAGCTCCACACCCGGCCGCAAACTCTGGATCACCGGCAGCGTCATGGAATTACCGCCAGCCGCCCCCTGGCTGAACTCTGCCGGGATATCGACCGGACGATCGGCAAACATCGCTTTTTCCGCGCCGCCCACATACAGGGAACCATCCGGCAACTGGTACCAGATGTAATCCGGGATACTGAATGCTCTGCCCAGATTATTCAGCAACTGATAGCCAGTGCCATTGTGGGTGAAATGGGGGATCGGCTTATCGCTGTATGGGGCATCCGGCACACTGACAGCAATTCCGCTGTTTTCCTCCAGCCAGCTGGCTACCTTACGCAAAGTGGGATGCTGAAATGAACATGGCCACATCCTTTCAAATACGCCGACCAGCTCGCGCACAAACAGACGCTGAAAACCGTTTTCGGCGGGTTGTGCGCGTTCCACATAGCCGGTAAACCAGCGCAAAAGCAGATCGGAATAACCCACATCCAGCCGCACCAGTTTCCCGGTGTAATCCGTGGCTGTCTGTGCAGTGATAAATCCCCGGCCGCAGCTGTTCAGCTCCAGCACCAGGCTGGCATCAGCCAGGTGAACTTCATCCGTTGAAAGGTACAGGCGTTTAACTGGTTTCATCATTAACCCAAAGCATCATTGACGGGTTTCAGCACCCGTTTTTCAAACCACGTCAGTTTTTCTTCATCTTCCCCGGCACTCTGACCGCCAGATTGTCCCGCATTACCGGCCGTCTGTTTTTTGGCAGACGTTTTACCTGTTGCCCTGGCTTCCCGCTTTACCGCCATCCCACTCTTTAACAATCTGGTGCCAGCCTTTGTTCACATCTTCGCCGTTCGGGTTCTTCTCGGCATCCGTGGTCTCTGCAACAGATTTCCCGTTGAAGCCGATACGCAGCATATCCAGTGCAAACGCCTGATTGGTGAAATCCTGGACGCGCTGGAAAAACTCGTTTTCATCGCCGGCGTTTGCCCATACAGAAAGCAACTGCCAGGTCAGTGCAGCACATGAATCCGTCTCAACCAGCTTGTAATCATTGCCGCTGACACCTACTTTCTTACGGAAACGGCCATCCAGCACACGCCCGGTATACAGGCCAGAACTGCCAACCGGTACCACCTGTCCCTGTAACTGGTCAACATCAGCGACCGTCAACAGATTCAGGAAAGAAGATTCTTCCAGCAGTGCATTACGCATCTGGGTTTCTTTCGGATCGGACAGCGCAAACCAGCGGTCGCCATCGGTCGCACCGTAGGATTCACGCAGCCCGTTGTGGTACTGACGCAGAAACTCACGGGCTTTCGCATTTAATTGCATATTCTTTTTCCTTAAAGAAAAGTCGTGTTATCCCTTACAGGAAATTGAAGCCTTTCTTGCCCTTGCTGAATTTCTTGTCCGGCAACTGGGTAACTTTGTTATTCAGCTTGGTGAAGTTCTTCACCAGCTCCGGCAGATTCCCCACCAGACGCGCAAAATCTTCGGTATCCACCACTTCCTTAACGGTGTCCACATCTTCCTGCACATCAGATACTGCTTCTTCCGCTTCACCCAAACGGGTTTCAATGGCAGATACACGCTTATCAATCGCATCCAGCGCTTCAGCGAGCGCCTGTAAAGCATCAGGCTGTGATGCTTCCTGCTCCGTTGTCTCTTCTGGTTCTTCAATACTGAAAAAATGGCGCCAGCCCTTTTTCGCGGTCTTTGACATTCCCTTTTCCTTTTTAAATTCCCTGACTTCATCAAACGCCAGCGGCTTATACGGGCCGACGCGTTTTCCTTTGGTGCGGCTGAAACGTAGCCGAGTGGTACCTACCCCAGCCGGACTGTCAGTAACAGCCAACCCCTCAAGATAGGTTTTGCCTGTACTTCTGAAATTACCGTCCGGGGTAAACTCCGGTGATAAAAATAAAAGCTGACCTTTTGCATTTGCCTGAAGCAATGAAATAGCCGGGCAAAGACGGGCATATAAACGCAAGATCCCTTCATCATCACGTTCAGCTTTTAATTCCAGTACCTCACCCATATTTCCGTAATTACGGGTATGTTCCGGCCATAACAAGGCAGGATAAAGTGAGTAGTCATATAACTCGGCAGCATCCAGTAACCATTGTTCCTCAATGGTTCGCTTATCAACCGTTTCACCCGCAGTGGCGATACAAATCCAGTTTGTTGCCAGCTGTGAACCTGACATATTGCCTCCCTTCCTGCTGCGGTTTTCAGTATCGCCAATTAAATTAACCGCCGCATTCACTTCATTTCGGATATAAACAATTAGCCGAACACATCAGAAATAAAGCAGGATTTAATAAAGAAACGCCCGTGCATAATGTGTGCATGGCTAAATACTCAGAAGAATTAAAAGGCGTTGCGCGGGCGCTTTATTTAAAACGTTATACCCCGCAGGAAATTGCCAGTGAACTTAATCTGCCTAACAGACGCATTGTCTATTACTGGGCAGCGAAATATTGCTGGGCGGAATTACTCAGCCACGAATCAACCGAGGACGCATTAAACCGCCGCATTCAGTCGCTGACATTACGTGAAGGGAAATCCGAGCTGGAGCTGCGGGAGCTGGACAGCCTCGTTTCTCACCTGGTGAAACTGCGAGCACAGCATAATAAGCATCAGGAAAAACTGGCAGAAATTAAGCACAGCGAAAGTGATGCGCCGACGTCCCGCCAGTCCGGTGGCGACGAAAAGCCCCGGAAACGCGGTAAATATAAAAAGAATGATATCAGCGGGCTGACACAGGACGATTTTGACCGGTTCGCGCTCGAGCACCTTTTCGGCTATCAGAAACACCTTCGCGCCAATCTCCATCAGCAAATCAGGAACATCCTGAAAAGTCGCCAGATTGGCGCAACCTGGTACTTCTCAATAGAAGCCTTTGAGAATGCGGTTATGACAGGTGATCCGCAAATCTTCCTGTCCGCGTCAAAGGCTCAGGCTGAAGTGTTCCGCAGCTATATCGTCAACATTGCGGAGCAGTATTTCGGCGTGGAGCTGACAGGCAACCCCATCCGCCTGTCCAACGGCGCGGAGCTGCGCTTCCTGTCCACCAATAAGAACACCGCCCAGTCATACAGTGGCCATCTGTATTGTGATGAATATTTCTGGGTACCCAGCTTTGCAAAATTAAACGAAGTGGCCAGCGCAATGGCCACACACGACAAATGGCGCACCACTTATTTTTCCACCCCCAGCAGTAAAACACACCAGGCTTACCCGTTCTGGACGGGCGAAGAATGGAAACGCGGCGACAAGAAACGCGCACGCGTGGCGTTCCCAACAGAGAAGGAGCTGCGTGACGGCGGACGGTTATGTCCTGATGGCCAATGGCGCTACATCATCACGCTGGAAGATGCGATTGCGGGCGGGTTCAATCTGGCCAGCATCGAAAAGCTGCGCAATCGCTACAACCGCGACACCTTCAACATGCTGTACATGTGCGTATTTGTAGACAGCAAAGACAGCGTGTTTTCGTTCTCCCATGTGGAACGCTGCTGTATTGATCCGGATATCTGGGAGGATCATGACGAAGACCTGCCCCGGCCGTTTGGCAATCGGGAAGTGTGGGCGGGTTATGACCCCGCTCGCAGCGGCGACACCTCAACCTTTGTCATTGTCGCCCCGCCGATAGTGGCCGTCGAAAAATTTCGCGTACTACGCGTATTCCACTGGCAGGGAATGAACTGGAAATGGCAGGCGGCACAAATCAAAAAGCTGTTTGGCCAGTACAACATGACCTACATCGGCATAGATATCACCGGGCTGGGGAGCGGTGTCTTTGAAGATGTGCAGCACTTTGCCATGCGTCAGGCAGTGGCTATCCGCTACGGCGTGGAAACAAAAAACCGCCTGGTGATGAAGATGATCGACGTTATCGAAGACAACCGCGTGGAATGGGACAAAGAGAAAACCGAAATCGCCGCCAGCTTTATGACCATCCGCAGAACGTCCACGGCCAGCGGTAACGCCATGACGTTTGTTGCCGACCGCACAGCTGAAACCGGCCACGCTGACAGTTTCTGGGCTATCGCCCATGCCATAGACAACGAACCATTAAACTTTGAAAACCAGCGAAAATCACGCTGGGGTAACTTAGGGAAAGCAGCATGAAAAAACGGAAATACAGGGAACGCCGCACCGTTACCAAACAGCGCCATATGAGTCTTATCACGCTGGGTAAGCCAGAACCCATTCTGACGACCGGCACGAACTATACAGACGTCTGGTATGACAATGAGGCGGAACACTGGACGCTCCCGATTGACAGGCTGGCACTGGCGCAACTGGTGAACCTGAACGCGCAACACGGTGGCGTGCTGTATGCCCGTCGCAATATGGTGACAGCAAACTATGATGGCGGCGGCCTGACCCATGAACAGCTTGGCGCGGCCGTATTTGACTGGCTGACGTTCGGTGATGTGGCCATTCTGAAGGTACGTAACGGCTGGGGGGATGTGGTCGCACTGTACCCGCTGCCGGCACTCTATACCCGCCAGCGTAAGACCGGGGAATTTGTTGTACTTCAGCAGGGTGAACCGGTGATCTATCCGCCTGAAGATATTATTTTTCTCAGGCAGTACGACCCACAACAAGCCATTTATGGTCTTCCGGATTACATCAGCGGCATCCACTCCGCCCTGCTCAACGGTGAAGCCACGATTTTTCGTCGGCGTTACTATCACAACGGCGCTCACACGGGCGGCGTGCTCTATTCTAATGACCCGAACATGACTGATGAAGTGGAAGAAGAAATTATTCAGAAGCTGGAGCAGTCAAAGGGGATCGGGAATTTCAGCACCATGTTTGTGAATATCCCCAAAGGCGATCCAGATGCCATTAAATTTATCCCGATTGGTGATATCAGCGCCAAAGATGAGTTTCAGAACGTAAAAAGCATCAGTGCTCAGGACGTTCTCACCGCACACCGTTTCCCGGCCGGTCTGGCTGGAATCATCCCCACGAACGGGGCTGTGATGGGAGATATTGAGAAAGCGGCCAAAACCTACCGTAAAGCGGAAATTTTACCTATTCAGCGCATGTTCACCGCCGCAGTGGAGCAGGAAAGTGATGTACCGCCCCACCTGTACCTTAATTTCCTGAAAGACAGTGAGCTGGAAAGTGATTAATGTTCGCAAAAAGGCTAAAATATCATCGTTTTCCAACTTCCGGAGCGATGGATATGCGGGTAATGAAGGTTTACTGTCCGGTATGTGAGGCAAGGGCTGTTATCAAAAAAACAGCCAGAAAACACAAGGAGCTGTCTGATTTATATTGCGCCTGTACTGATGTTGAATGCGGTCACACTTTTGTGATGAATATGACGTTCTCACATACCATCAGCCCCAGCGCCAAATCCAGCGATGCGTTGATCGCCACAATCTGTAACAGCCTTGATATGCAGCAAAAACAGCTGATGCTCAAGTTTCTGAGTCAGGACGGTACTGCACTAGCATAACAAATGGCACCGATACTGGTGCCTATTGTTATCAGTCTTATCTAACATGAATACAGATCTAAAATTTATCTTTCACATTCACTTTTACAAAAGGAATTCTTTCACATAGTTATTATAAAGCAGGATATAATTACACTTATTACTTTAACTTATCAAAATCCATTGTACTTCACACTTCTCTTTACATCTTTGTTTATATTTTCTAAGTTTGTAATACCATTACCTAGCAAGTTTCAAGGTTACAATCACACAGTACTCAAGGAAATAAAAATGACTGTACGTCTTACAAAAGTAAATATAAATAACTTTAGGTCTTGCAAGTCAACAACCGCTGTTCTGCGACCTTTCACTGCATTAGTTGGTTATAATAACGCAGGGAAATCAAATATTATTTTAGCAATAAAGTGGCTTTTAGAAGGTTCAACAATTTCCAGTGAAGACATGTATGATCCAAGAAAACCTGTCTCTGTAGAAGGCATTATAGAAGGTATAACAGAAGAAACTCTAACGTTACTCACTGAAGAGAATCAACAAAAGATAGCACCTTTTATCATCGATGGAAAATTGAATTTCTTAAGAACACAAGAGATTGACGAAAAAACAGGGAAGACCAAAAAAAGCCTTGATGTATTTGATGGTACTAACTGGAAAAAGAATCCGGGTGGAATTGATGGAGCAATATCCAACATATTCCCTGAACCTATACACATCCCTGCAATGTCTGATGCTGTTGAAGATGCAACCAAATACAAAACATCCACCACTATAGGCAAAATTCTATTAGCGATCGTCTCTGAAATAAAAAAAGAGCATGAGGAGAAATTCTCTAAAAACATTTCCGAAATAGGCAAGTATCTTGCACATGATGGTGAAAACAGGTTAGATGGTCTAAATGCCATAGATTCTGGTGTTAATAATAAAGTTAATAAATTCTTTCCAGATGTAAGCGTAAAATTACACTTCCCAACCCCTACACTCGATGACATATTTAAATCAGGAACTTTAAAAGTATTTGAGAATCGTGAAGATGGCTCTGTCATGCGAGACATAAGTAGATTTGGACATGGGACACAACGTTCTATTCAAATGGCGTTAATACAATACCTTGCAGAAATAAAGAAAAAAAGTGAAGACACTAAAAAGTCAAATACGTTGATTTTTATCGATGAACCTGAACTTTACTTACACCCATCAGCAATAGATTCTGTGAGAGAGTCACTTGTTTCATTAAGCAACTCAGGTTATCAAGTAATTATATCCACTCACTCAGCAAGTATGCTATCAGCTAAACATGCGCCAAATGCGATCCAGGTGTGTAAAGATGCTGATGGAACCATTGCCAGAAAAACCATTTCAGAAAAGATCGAAGAACTATATAAAACTTCTTCTCCGCAGTTACATTCAGCATTTACCTTATCAAATTCATCTCTTTTCTTATTCTCTGAAGAAGTATTATTAGTTGAAGGAAAAACTGAAACAAATGTCTTATATGCTTTATACAAGAAAATAAGAGAAAGTGAACTTAATCCAAGTAAAAC